TCAAGTGGCTCGACGAGAACGCTGACGAGTACGCCCGCCGGCGTGGTTACTTCGAGGGTACGATCTCCGAGATCATCAGCAACCCCGCGCTCGCCCGCTTGCTCAACGCCACCGCCCAGGTGCATAAACTCAACTTCGCGGCCATCCCCGTAAACTCGCTTTTCGATAAGGTCGAGCTTGCCTCGATCACCGCCAGCGACGCCAAGGCGGCCGACGTGCTCGCGGCGGTCTACGACGAAAACGACCTAGAGGACGAGGCCGACGACTGGCACCGTAAGGCGGGGTATTTCGGCGATTACTACGCCATCGTCGACGTCGCCGAGATCGACGGAACCGGGCGCGCCACCAAGACCAATATCATCGGATCAAGCCCACTCTCGACCGTTATTATCTACTCGCCCGAGGACGGGCGCACCGGGCTCTATGCGGTCAAGCGGTGGCAAGCTGGAAAACGGTGGATGGCCAATATCTACTACGACGACGAGGTCGTAAGCCTTTCAACGATCAAGGATCAAGACGGCAAGAAAGCGACCCAATACAGCCCCGAGCTTGCCGACGAGGACGACCCCGACAGCTATCGCCAGGCCAACGCGGTGAATACGCGCTTGCCGGTCTTTCACTATCGCGTCGATGGGAAGCCATACGGCAAGCCGGTCCACCGTAACGCCTTCGGCGCTCAGGACTCGATCACCAAGATCAACGCGACTCATATGGGGTCGATGGATTACCAGGGGTTCCCCCAGCGTTACGCGCTTATGAACGAAAACGCCGGCGTGGCCGACGACGATATCGACGACGACTTCGGCACCGACGGCCCCGACATGAGCGGCAGCGTCGACGGGCAAGGTAAGCCGGTGACCGACACCTCGAAACTCAAAAGCGCCCCGGGGTCGGCGTGGATCTTGAACGGCATCAAATCGGTCGGCGAATTCGCGGCCGCCAGCGAGGCGCCGTTTATCAATTCGATGATCTTTCAGATCCGCTCGATGGCGACCACGACGGGCACGCCACTATTCGAGTTCGATCTAGAGGGCGCCCAGCCCTCGGGTGAGGCTCGACGACGCGCGAGCGGCGGGATCAATAAGCACGCCCGCAAGATCAAGCGCACCCTCGGCCTAACGTGGGGCAACCTCGCTGACTACGTGCTAGAGGTGGCCGGCATCAAGAGCGAGGTCGTGGTGAACTGGCTACCGACCGAGACCGAGACCGATAAAGAGGGCCTCGAGCTTGTGGCCGCCAAGATCAAGACCGGCGTACCGGTACGGGTGGCCTTGCTTGAGGCGGGGTACACCGACGAGCAGGTCGCCGAGTGGTTCCCCGACGGATCGCCGGCACTCACCCCCGACCTGATCGCCTCGCTTGCCGAGTCGCTCGCCAAGCTCGGCCAGGCGGCCACTCTCGGCACGATCACGTCGGCCGAGCTTGCCGACATGCTCCCCGAGATCCTCACCGCACCCCGCGCCGAGGCGCCCCCGGCGGTTGTGGCGCCCGTCGTGCCATCCTTCCCCGGCGCGTAGCCCGTGAGCTCCCAGGCAGGGCTCGCCGAGCTTGAGGCGCGCATACTCAAGGCGGCCGGGGGCGATTGGATAGCACAGCTAGACAAGCTCATCAAGCTTTCCGAAACACTGTCGGCCGCCTCGGTCGCCCGTATTCTCGCCACCTATGCCAGCGCGCCCCCCTCGATTGAGGCGGCGGCGCGCAAGGGGATTGCCGAGGCTTTCGGGATCGGCGGCCGCGACGCCCTCGCCCAGCTATCAGCTATCGACCAGGCGCCGGCGACCTACTCGCGCACGAAAGCCGAGCCCACCGCTCGCCGGGCCGCCGCCGCCTACGGTTTCGGCTCGCCTAAACATGTCGAGTCGATCAGGGCTCGTGTGATGGCGGGAGGCTCGGCGACCGCTCGCGGCATGATCGACGGGCTCGACGCCGACGCCGTCGACGCGCTCGACAAGTCGCGCAAGCTGGCAGCCGCCGGCGCCGAAAAAGACGCTTACCTCGCGCCCCTCAAGGCGCACCAAAACAAGGTAACCGGCTCGATAACAGGCGCGGTCAATCAGGCGGCCAACGAGGGGATAACCGGCGTCGGCGACGAGGCGGGCATACCGACCGTATGGATCGCCGAGCGTAACGCTTGCGTCGAGTGCCTCGCCTATTCGGGCAAGGTCGCCCAGCCCGGCGGTAAGTACCCTAACGGTCTGACCTACGGCCGCAAGGCGTACAGTGCCAAGTGGGGCACCTTTCAGCCGCCCAAGCATCCCAACTGCCGGTGTGACCAAGAGCTTTTGTTTTCCCAGGATTACGCCGACGCTCTCGGGCGCGAGGCCGACCGCTCAGTGCTGCGCGGTTTCTCTCTTGAAAACGAGGGCATGGGCGTACGGGTCGCCGCGGCCGAGCGACTACTTGCCAAGCCGGGACTCGTGGCGCCCAAGAGCGTCAAGGCGTACGCGGCCAAGGCTGAAAAAACGGGCAAGTTCCCCAACCGAGGCAAGGCCGCTTTGAACGACGACGACCTTATGCCCCCTAACGCGCCGCGGTAGGCTGAGCGCATGGCACTACGCAACTACCAACTACGTGAGCCCTCGACGGTTATCTACCTCGATGGGCGAGACCCTTACGTGTCGTGGCAGCATCACCTTGACCGCACCTACGGCCAGCGCGGCGGCGTCGACATCGTGGCCCGAGTCGGTACGCCTGTACTTGCGCGCACCTCGGGCACGCTGCGCCAGATACCCAACAACGGCGGCGCCGGCATGTCGTGTCAATTTTTCCACGACGACAATCCAGGATGGCGCGACGTATTCAGCCACCTGTCGGAGTACGCCGTCGGCAATGGCGCGCACGTCAACGCCGGCGACGTCGTGGCCTACACCGGCGACACCGGCGGGGTCGCTCAACACCTACACTGGCACCTACTCGACCCCGGCCACCAACGGCGCAACCCGTGGGATTACTTCACCCCGGCGTCATCTACGGCCGGCGGTAATGCAGCATCGATCAGCACCAGGAAAGAGAACCTAATGCGCTTAGCATGGACGACCGACGGCACCGGATGGCTCGTTACGGACCAAGGTTGGACGGGATTACCGAGCCCCCAGGTTTACAATCTGTTTTGGCGCCTAATCAATTCCAATCAGGGCAACAGCCCGTTTGGCAATGGCGCGAGCCCCGAGAGTTTCCTACGGGCAGAGGTCGATATGATGATCGCCCAGCAGCGACTAATCGCCGTCGGCGTACAGACCAGTACCACAATCGACCCCGTCAAGCTTGCCTCGGCGATTAGTGACGCCCTCGGCCGCACTCTCGGGGTGGCGCACGTCGACCCCGCCGAACTCGCGGCCGCTTTCGACGTCGCCGTGCCTCGAATTGCAGCGGCCGTGACCAAGGCCGCCGGCCTCAAACTTTCCGCGTAACACCCCCAACCCCGAAAAGGACACCGCACCATGTACTCAATTGACAACCGCCACTCGCTCGCACTCCCCTATTGGGCACGGCCCGGCTTTCGTTCCATCGTGGCGCCCGGCGCCGGGGGTGGTGGCGACGACAACGACGACGACGAGGACGACGACGAGGACGACGACGAGGACGACGACGAGGACGACGAGGACGACCCCGACGAGGGTAAGAGCGTCGAGGATCTCCGTGCCGAACTCAAGAGCACGCGGGCAGCAATCGCCAAGGCCAACGGTTCGAGCGCGGCCAAGCGGGCCAAGATCAAGGATCTCAAGGGCAAGCTCGACAAGGCGGGCAAGCTCGACAAGGCGGGCAAGCCGGCCGACGCTGACGCTGACGCCGACGTCGAGGCGCGTATTGCAGCAGCACGCGCCGAGGGGCAGAAAGCCGGCGACCAGTCGGTAATGGCGAGCAAGGCCGAGACCGCCCTCGTTCGAGCCGGCGCCGGTGGCGACAAGACCGCGCGCTTGGTCAAGTTGCTCGACTTCGACGATCTTGAACTTGACGCCGACGGCAAGGTCGACGGGCTCGACGAGGCCATCGACGAGCTACGCGCCGATTACCCCGAGCTTTTCGCGGCCAAGAGTAAGCGCCGGTCGACCGCCGGCGAAAACGACCGGAACGGCGAGACCAAAAACCGGGCGCCCAAGTCGGCCAGCGAGCGCCAGGCGGCCCAGATCCTCGGCAAGTCGTGATTAGGCGGGGCCGTCGGATCTTGCACGTCATTGGTTTGTGCCCCCGGGCGCGGCTTGGCTACTCGTGCCACGGTCGTAACAGTCGGTGCGGTTGGTAGGTAACCTACAAAAGTAAGTCGGGAATCTGTTAGGATTCCCACAAGAGGCCGCCAGGCTTTCGAGCCCGAGATGGGCATATCGACCGATTGGTCGCTATCCATCATCGTACGCACGGAAGAAAGGCGGCCTTTCATGGCTCGTAACACTCTTGAGGCTTGGCTCCCAGAGGAAAAGTCGAGTGAGGTAATCACTCGTATTGCATCCACCAGCGCGGTCGAGGCAGTCGCCCGCGCTATGCCCATGAATTCCGACACCAAGAGCTTTCCCCGTACCGCCGGTATGGATGTTGAGATCGTGCCCAAGGGCTCGGCCTACGGCGAGGACGACTCGCTCAACGACGAGATTACCCTCAAGGCTCGCAAGTTCGGTAAGGTCGTTCGGATCGCCGAGGAAGATATCGACGACTCAATCGCCGACGTGCTCGCGGTCAAGAAGGTCGATTGGGCCAGCAGCTACGCGCGTATCTTCGACAATGCCACCCTCGCCGTAACGGCCGCCGAGAACGGTAACACGGTACCCTTCACCTCGGTCTACAAGGCTCTGTCGACGACCAACGCGGCCACCGCCTACACCGCCGGCGATAACATCATCAAGACCGGCGCCGGCGTAGCCGTCACGTACGACGACCTTTCCGAGCTTGTCGGACTTGTCGAGGTGGGCGACTACTTCGACGAGACCAAAACCGTCGTGATCGCCCACCCCGGCTTCAAGAAAAGCTTTCGTGAACTGCGCGACAGCGCGGGTAAGCCGATCTTTGGCGACGGCAACGCGGCCACCGACAAGCCCGATACCCTTTTCGGATACCCCGTCAAGTGGACCAATGGCGCGCGTACCTCGGCCGTGGCAACCAGCAAGCCGACCGGCAGCCGTATCCTCGTGGTCGCCAACTCTGAATTCCTGTTCAAGGGGATCCGCTCAGGCCCGGAATCGGTTGTCATCGACGGCAAGGGTGGCGCCTCGGCGCTGACTGACGAGACCTTGCTCAAGATCCGCGCCCGTCGTGGCTTCGGTCTCGCCAACGAGAACGCGGCCGCCATCCTTGAAGAGGTACCGGCGGTCTAGCAGTACAGGGCGGGGCGGGTGTCTAGCGGCGCTCGCCCCGCTTCCCCTCGGTTACCTCAAGCGAAAGGCACGCCATGACCGGCACCACCCCAGACGACGGCTTCGACACCGTCGGCACCGACGGCACCACCCCCGATGTTGAAATCACCACCGACCCCGACGTACCGGCAGACACCGACCCCGAGGTCGCCCAATTCCCCGCGCTCATTGGTAAGCCTGACGTTGAGATCGCGGCGCGCTCGGCCGACGTGGAAGATCACGAGTCGACCCGGCACGTCAAGATCTTCGTTCTCGCGCCCGGCATCTTCGACGGACGGCGTTTCGACCACGACGCCAACTTTGCGGCGACTCGCCAGTACATGATCTCTCAGGGCTTGCGCCCGGTGGGCGACGTCGTGTTCAACGGCAAGAGCGTCAACGTCGACGGCGTGAGCATCAATCTCGTCTACTCGGTCGAGGCCACGCCGGCCGTCGTCGCTACCGACCCCGAGGTCGCGCACGCCGAGGTCGTCCAGGAATAAGAACGACCACCCCTTAGACCGGGCGGTCGTTTCTTTTCGGGGGGCGGCCGCCCTACCACTTCACCACGAAAGGCGCGGTTATGGCTTGGGCCACGATTGAGCAAGTGACAGAGCTTACGGGCAAGACCGTAAGCGCGCCAGAGCTCGCCCAGGCGGCCGCAAATATCGAGCTTCACACCGGCGCCATCGAGGCCGTCGAGCGGCCACTTATGAGCGGCCGGGACGCTTATTGGTTGCGCCTCGCCGTGTGCTACCAGGCGGCGTGGCAAGCGGCAACCCCCGACTTTTTCGAGCGCGTCGAGGTGGGCAGCACGAGCCAGGACGGCCAGAGCGCCAACTTCGGCGCCGACTCGCTCGCCCTCGCCCCGCTCGCCAAACGGGCAATCAAGCGCCTTTCATGGAAAGGCACGCGCACGCTTACCCCGTCGCTTATGACGCGCTCACAAGCCACCAACCCCCTCGTGAGCGACGAGAATCAGAATTGGCGCCCGCTATGAGTTTCACCGCCACGACGCGCGCCTCGGTCTACCGGGCGACAACCGAGTCGGCCCTCGGTGACAACGTCAACGACAACACCACCCCGGTTTCCGGCCTTGGCGACTTGCGCGCCAGCTTGATCGAAAAGAGCCGGTCGGTGATGGACCCCGCCAGTGGCGAGCGGCGCACTGTTCGATTCTGCATCGGGCGACTCGACTTTGGTACTGACGTACGCAAGGGCGACCGGATAAAAGACAATCGAGGCGGGCAGTTGTACGCCATCGACGAGATTACCCCGACGGCGCGCACCATTGCCGGCGGCAGTAGTCTAGTGTTGGATCTAAGAATCTTGTAGGTAGTCGATACCTATTTTGTAGAAAACCGCCAAACCGTCGAGGGGGCACCGTGACCGAATACGCCGCACGTATAACCGTCAAGGTGGACCCCAGCGCCGAGGGCGAGCTAGGCGATATTATCTATCGCGCCATCGACAAGCTCGGCGACGGCGTGCAGAAACGCGCCAAGCGAGTCGCCCCGGTCAAGTCGGGCGACTTGCGCCGGTCGATCCGCAAGGTGACCCACCGCGACAGTGCGAGCAAGACGACCGCCGAGATCGGCAGCGACTTGGACTATTCGAGCCACGTCGAGCGCGGCACGAGCAAGCAAGCGGCCCAGCCCTACTTGCGCCCCGCGCTCTATCAGACGACGGGCAAGACCGAATGAGCATCCCTGCCGGCCCGTACTACCCCACCGACGAGCTTGTCGCCGCGGCGTGGCTT